AGAAACACCCGACATTATTCCAATTACCTATGAAAATGCTTTTAATTTCCAAATCTCAAGTTGGTTGTGGAAAAAGTAATATAATTCTAAATATGCTGGTAAAACCAGAGGGATATAAAGATTTCTTTGATGGAGATAATATTTATATCTTTAATCCATCAACACTTGATAAAAAATTTCAGATTATTATAGAACAATTAGATGTGCCATCTCATAATATTTTTCATGAATTTGACGATGATATATTAAATATGTTATTAGATAATATAACAGAACAAACAGAAGAAGAAAAAGAAGAAAAAATTATTAAACATAAATTGATTATTATTGATGATTGTAGTTTTGGTGGAAAACTTAAAAGCAAAAAAAATGGGGCTATGTCACGGTTGTTTTCTAATGGAAGACATATCTTATGTAGTGTTATTTTAACCTCACAGAAACTAACTGATATCCCAGTAACAGCAAGAGAGAACGCTACCGTAATTATATCAGGCAATTCAAGTAATAGACAATTAGACGTATTAGCCGATGACTGTAATTTATTAAGTAATAAAAAACAATTTGTGAAGATGTTTAGGGATCTAACTGATGAGCCGTATTCCTTTATGTGTGTTGATTTCTGTAGAAAACCGAGTGAGCGTTACCTAGATAAAAATTTTGAACCAGTAGAACAATCTAAATATATTTAATTTAATTTTTTAATTTTTTATTACTTTTAATAACCCTTAATAAAACAGTGCTATCATCACCGAGGTCACTGGCAATTTCACCATTAGCGTCTAATATTCTAATTTGAAACGATTTCAATGTAATTGGGTTGCCCGAATGTATATAAGGTATTGAGCTTTCAGCACCGCCTGAGGTATAATTGTTATTTGTATAATACTTACTCACAATTGCTGTTATATTCTTCTTAGTGTAGTTGTCTGAAACTAGCTCATTCGAGAATTCTGAATTAATTTCTACTTGATAATAGCCTGTGGAAGTCGGTCTAGCAGAACCAATAATACTGTTAGAATATATAGAGGTTGTTTGGTCTCCAATACTACTCTCTAGACCTGAAGGGTTCGGACAAGTATCATAATACTGGTTTTTCATAATCCCAATATCAACAGATATTAAACCTTCAGTATAGTTTCTTCCTGCTATTAAAGAAGAGAACACTGGAATTTTAGCCTGAACTCCATTTAATACTGTTTCAAAAGACTCTATTTTGGGACATAGTAAGCCTAATTTGAACCCGAGTTCAGTTTGGAAAAAGTCATTTTCCAGTAATGTATCTGTATCATAACACCTAATATGATGAATAAACACACCACCAGCAGAAGAAACCGCTTTGAACTGCTCTTCACTTGGAATAAATTTTACTATTTTTAGACCGCTTTCAGAATATATAGGCATATGCATCTGAGATATAAAAAATCTTTGTTGCGTATCATATTCAACGGCAAACTGATTAGTGCCTATCCACATAGAAGGATGTTCAGCATCTGCTTGAGTATAAGTAAATGATTTCGCACCTTGAATATTAACAAATCGCCCAGCTAACACCCTAGGGTCATTACTCGTAACTAAGATATTATTTTGAACTGGTCTAAAATTACTGCTTAATGATAGAGTGTTTGCGGTCAATTGGTCTGTAATGGTTTTAGCAATATATATAGGGTCATAATTTCCACTTGGAATATTTACATTAGCTTTAAAAATGTCTGGACTATAGACATCAACATTTGAACTAACGGGTATAACTGTAGGGGGTGCGTATTGTGTATAGTATTTATTATACATATCAGCAACACTTGGTGATATTAAGGTAAATGACCCTTTTTTGACAACTATATTAATTGGAATAGTAACTGCGACTGGGTCTCTAAAATCAAATAGACGTAGAGTATGATTGAAAAACAGTTTATTCCCCCTAATATCGATATACGAATAAGAAACCGTAAAATTCGCCCACTGTTCCAGATAAGCCCCCTCTCTCTGGTAAAATCCGACTTGGACTACTTCTTCATAATCATCATTCGAATGGTCAGGTTCTGTATTTTTATTACATAACAAATATATTTCTCCATCTGCCCCAACATTTGGATCATATGTTTTTAAATTTGGGTTGATATTCACATTATACACCATAAAATTGAATTCTATTGTTAAATCGTCCTTTAAATATATAGAATTAACGGATTCATTCGTATTATCTACAAACGTTTTATAAAGCTCGATACTATCACCCTCTTCTATATAAATAGGTTTTGATATAGAATTCGTCCACACCCCATTTTCTACTTTACCTTTATTAGAATTCCTTTCTTTTAACTCTAGTGTTGTAAATGTATTCATTATTAAGTCTATTATTATATATTAAACATTTTATTATAAAAAAAAAAAATTGAAATTAAAGATATACAACTTTATAGCCTCCATTTTTAAAGACTACTGCTTTCTGAACCTCTGCGGTGAAGTTAAGCCTTAGTGCTTGGTTATATCTTGATGTTGCTTGACTTGAAGGTGTATCTGTTCTTCCCCCTGATGTATCAAAATTTCCAGTTCTTTTAAAGTTAAAATATAGGTCATTAACTCTTTGTCCGTTTAAACTAAAACCAATATAAGAATTAGTACCTACCACCTCTGAGGCTTTTGTAATAAAACTAGGCTGACCCGCTAGAGCAAGGACACCTCCGACGGGCAGGATACAATCGCCATATACATCAGTAAGTTCTGCTTGAATTTTATTACCGCCAGACACACCATCTCCTGGATACAGATTGTCACCATTTACTCTAACTTGGAATCCTTCGTTAATCATACCAAAGGACGCACAAGAACCATATTCATTATTATTGTTCCCTGATTTATAAGTTATAATCTGTGTAGCTTCTTTTTGGACTAATACACGATTGACCTTTTTATCATTAAAGCCCATTACATTCTGAGTTAAATTTTGGGTTGGGTTCGGGGTTGCTTGAGATACGCCTGGGATAGTAGGGATATAAAGACTATCATTTTCCAGACCAACGTAATTAATTGGTGTCATATCATTCATTAGTTCTTGTTTTACTTGACTATTAACTAGTTCATCAACTACTAGAGACGGTCGTAAATGAACCTTGGCACCCGTGTTATTTAGTAAAACTTTATCATAATTATCCTGATATTCAATAACTAAAGACAGATTTCTAAACATTTTAGTATTTAGAAATGAAGCAGAATTAAGAAATGGTAGAACACTTTTGAGGTCTAGCCAACCTTTGCTTGTGTTTTCTTCAGTAAATGATACTGAACCCGAGTCATTAAAATTCTGAATAGTCATATAATCAATATCAGTTAAAGTACCATCAGTGATAAAACCTATACCATTTTTAGTTAGTGTGTTATTTACATTAATAGATTTTGAGTTTTTCATATTAACATTTTTCCAAGAAATCCAATCAGAGAAATTACGGATTGAATCGAGTTGAACCCCGTTGTCTAAAAGCGTAAGAGATTTAATTACTCCAAGAGCTCCGCAAAGAGCATTATACCTGGTACTAGACCCACCCACTTTGTAAATTCCAACATCTAGGAGCCGCATATTTGTTAGATAAATCGTATCAGCATTTAGGCGAAACTCAGTCCGTTGAGCGTTGTCAGTTTCGGGGTCTAGTATAGTTGTCTTAAGACCTGAAGAATATAGAGACATTTTTCTGTTTTATTATGATTTATTATATACTTATATTTTTATTTTATACAAAAATTATAAAAAAATTAAAAAATTATTTTAGAGTTCTACAATTCCATGGAAGAATAAATAGGCAACATACGGATCACCTGATGTAATACCTGATCTCATCTCGATATTGAACGCTTTACTAGATAGGTTCATGTACTCATAGGGGAGCCCCACGCCGAAAGACTTATTTGCTTTAAGCAGGTTTAGATTACAAGTATTAGTCATTCCCATTGCTTTCATCGATTCAATGTAATTATCAAGGATTTCAATTCTATCACGGATAACATAAGTAATATGCTCTGCGTTGCTATTACTAAATAAGAATGTTGTTTCTGTAAGGTCTGGCAGTTCTTCCTGTTGGACATTATTAGCAATTGCTACATTTTCATTAGCAATTCTCTGAAAACTAACACTGCACCCATTTGAAACAATAGGAACACGTGTAGTAATAACAGCATTGCTGGAGTCTAGTGATGTTTTGATAGAAGCTTCAACTTTCATTTGAAGAACTTTTGTTTCTTTCATATCTGGCACACTTGTATAGCAAATCTCTAGGTTTTTCAAAGTAAAATCTACAGAGGCGTCCATATCATCTCCAAACAATGCCTGATATAGTGAGGATATCTGTAGCGTGGTACGAACTACACCGATTTTGTCAAATGGCACCGTATTGTCTTCGGTTGAAGAAGACACACGATTTAAGCAGTTAAACAGCCTGTGAGAAAAATCTGGATTATATGAATATTCGCCGTCCAATCCTGCTAACGTAGTAGGCTGCTGTAAATATAGCTGTGAATATTGAGCGTCTGGACTTTTTAATTCAACACTTTTAGAAGAATTCATCATATCCCAATCACTTTCTGTAGCGTTAGAGGTCATCGCAATAAGTCTGGAATAATTGCTAATTGTTTCAATCATTCCCTTATTACCAAATGATGTACTTACGTTATCGATGAAATTTGCAATCCCACATCTGTGATCGAATTTTACATCTTGGGCTGATGTCAGGGTCTGTAAATTATCCAATACTTCTAACTGACCAGTTAGACGAACTGACCCAGGGACAAAAGAACGCCCCGCATTATACAGCTCAAATTCTACTAAATCTTGTGGTTTATAGTCCTTAACTAGCAAAGGCTGAACTTTATGATATAGAACATTAGACATATTTAATTATTTTGATATTTACTATATATTAATATTTTAAAAATAATAAAAAAAAAAAATTAATTAAAGTGTAATCGTTTTTGCGACTTGTTTATAAAGCATAAATTTATTAACTCCTGCCCCACTCTCTACTTTTAGATTTACAACTTTTCTGTTTGCCGTCATAGCAACAGGTTGAGTAATAAGACCAACTGATTTATTAGTAGTCCAAATATTTCTCACAGAAACCTGATTTCCAGATGGTGTAGAAAGAACGAGACTTTTAACATTTTTCGCATCATTTAACATCGTCATATTAAGTCTATCTAGGTACAATGGCGAGTCTAGTGTTACGTCTCTATTCGTAGCATCAACATTATCAATAGTCCATCTCCATTTTACTACTTCTCCCGCATTAGTAGAAGCAACTAGGTCGTTTGTAGATGGTAGAGGAAATGCTACCAAATTATAACAATTTGGTTCTACTAAAAATTGTTGGTAGTAATTGGTGAGCCCGTTTCCGTTAGTTTCCTCTAAAGTCCAAGTAGAATATACAATTTCCTTAGACGATTCAATTTCTGGGACAATTCTGAGGACTAACTCAGCATAATCAAATACTAAAGAAACTGAATCACAATCTGTAGGAACACAGGATATCTCTGTCTGAGACTGACCTGTAGTTAAAGCATCTCCTAGTTGTCTGTCTAGTGTAACTAGTAGTTTTCCACCTTGGACATTGTCAGCATCTTTGATTAGTTGAAGGTCTGTAATAATAGCACTTTGATTAATATTGGTTGCCCCATTTGTTCCTACTGATGTAAATAGCAATTCCATACCAACAAAATACGGTGAGTTTTCTAATGTTCCACTAAAGACTTGTTGAGTAGTGAGAACCGTAATATTTGACTGTTCTGTTTGGAGTACATCTTCAAATTCTTGATAATAGGCGGCACCCATAACTTCAGTTGATTTTGGCGTCTGAACTGCTGAAAATCTCTGTGGCTGTAACTCAAGATGAATTCTCATCTCTCCAAGGTCTTTACTTGAAACAACGCTATTTCCAAGTTCGAAAAGGTCTGACAACTGGATTTGCACAGGAGCCGATACATATTTAGATTTGACATTCCCTTCGTTTTTAAGTTGAACCCACGCCGATGAGATAAAATCACTTCGAATTTTATGCTGTCCTGTTGTTTTATAAAGCATAGAATCGTATTCTTCAAGTGTTTGAGTAAGAGGCTTAAGATTTGCCCTGAGAGCATCTACCCGTCTGATATGTTCCAGGTTTCCTGCCTTTTGACAAGACAAAGCACAATCTTTGACAAGAGCAACTGTTGGAGGGGATAAATCTTGGACTTGTCCTGCGTCATTTTGATATTGAATTTTACTATTATAAATAGCATCACTATTACCGCCATTGACTACACAGCGAGACATAATATTTACATATGATTTACTCATATCAATTGTTTCACCATAGCCGAACTTGAAATCTACGAGGTTCTGATTTCGATTGAAACCACCGCCCTGCTGAGATTGGATTTTAACATACTTAGACATATTAAATTTGAATTATTGTTTATATTAATCAAATATTTTTTTTTAAATTAAATATGTTAATATAATATAAATAGAACTATGGAGGATATATTTGAAATAGAAGAACCTAAACAGCCTAAAGAAAAGAAAGAAAAGAAAGCAAAGAAAGTTATAAGTGAAGAAAGATTAATAAAATTAAAAGAACAACTTGCTTTAGGTAGGCAACGCATGAAAGAGAAAAGAGAAGCTAATAAAAAACCAGTAGAACCTAAAAGAGAAGAACCTAAAAAAGAAGAACCTAAACCAGTAGAACCTAAAAAAGAAGAACCTAAACCAGTAGAACCTAAAAAAGAAGAACCTAAACCAGTAGAACCTAAAAGAGAAGAACCTAAACCAGTAGTAAATAATGAAATAGAAGAAATGAAAAGAGAAATTCAAAAACTAAGACAAGAACTAGTTAATAAAAAAAATGTATCTAAACCAGTAGAACAAGTATCTAAACCAGTAGAACAAGTATCTAAGCCTGTTGAGATTATTAAACCTTTGGGAAAAACTCTTAATATTTTCAAAAAAGCAATATGGTAATTTTATTTTTTTGTATAATTTACAAAAATTTGCTTTAGTGTTGATTTTTTTACTTTATTAGATTGATTTTTATTGTTTTCTATTAAATTTTTGTTTAAATATTCTGTTGTATTCATTTAAATTAAATCTATATTACTATTAAAGAATAAAAAAAATAATGAAATTACTTCGATTAACTACAGATAATCTAGATGGAGTATTTGATAATGAATTTAATGCTAATATAACTGTAGAGCCTTTTTCAAAAATTGCCTTATCAAATATATCACTAGAAGCATCACCATCGGTTATTACAATTGATAATTTTAATGATACAATAGAACATCAATATCTTTCGTCTGGTGGTCTAGTAAGTTTTAAAATAGAACATGGAACTTATGATAGTTCAGATATTGAAAAGTTATTAACGGAAATTCAAAACAAGGCTAATTTATCAATCAGTGATGTTGGAGCCCAGATAGGAGTACAATGGAATGTTAGAATCGACAAATATACAAAAAAAATCTCATTTCAATTGAAAAAAAGTAAATTAATTGACATTAATGACTGGACTTTGAAAAATGTTTATCAGCAAAGTACTGGGGGGACAAATTATAAATACACTTCTTCTGAAGCTCAAACGGACATTGATAAAAATGAAATGTATAGTGATATTCCGTTCTGTAAGGGTGGAGGAGTATTCAGAGCAAGAATTGACACTTTAAAACATTCTGGATTAGATGGCGAAAGTGGATTTTACATTGGTTTAACGAAAATAGAACCTAGCACACTAGAAAAGGTATCAATTCAAAATTTAGAGTATGGAATTAGGGCATATTCTCCCGATAATAATTATAATATTGTATTGAAGGGTATTGAATACAATTCATCAAATAATGTAGAATGCAAACCTGTTTCAATTGAAAATGTAATCGACAGTAATGTTGGTAATAAAAACGATGTCGTACAAATTTCATTAAATTTAGGTAAAATACAGATGAAGATACACCAAGAAACAAACAATAACGTTGTATTATACAGTCAAGATTACCCCGAGGAATTGTATGGGGTTAATTTATATCCTGTCATTATTTTCAGAGGTGGTGAAGATGATACGATTTTATCTAAAGTACAATATACGGCTGACCCTTATGTTAATATCAATACTTACAGTTTACCGTTTGAAACATTAGTAACAGGCTTTCAACCTCCACCACAAAGTAATGTTTCAACCAATATATTGCTTCGGTTTGGTTCGATATCGTTAGCGACCTTTTTAGGATTTACTAATGTGTCGATACCTCAAACTGGGACTATAAAGGGGATAGAATATACATATGAGAGTAATAACCGATTTATTATCAGCGATGTTATTGATAGTTTTATATTCCAGCTGATAAATATTAATCTAGAATCATATGATAGTCTATCAAAACAAAGGAAGAATATACTTTCTGTTATACCAAAGACTGAATCAATTAATAATCAAATAATCTACGAGCCTAATAATTTAATATTTTTAGATATCAATAATACGGATACTTTAAATCTAAGGAACATTAAGGCACAAATACTAAAGAATGATTTATCTAAGTTAAAAATTTCTGGTGTTGCGACGGCTACTATATTAATTAAAAGCAAAGATGAATAATAAATAAATATATTAGATTAATATAAAATGACTATAAAAGCAATAGTTAAGAAATTTTTGGAAAGAGTTAGATGTAAATGTGCGTGTTTTAGTAATTGTAAATTGGAGATTGCTTATAACGCCTCATTAAGAAAATCAAAAAAGAATAGTAATAATAATAATAATGAAAATACCATAGAAAACACAAATACAAATAATATAACTATATCAACACCAAACACACAACATAGACCTTTACCACAAATACCAACACCTGAAAATAATTATGTTTCAATTGAGTGATTTTTTTAAGTCAAAATAAATTTAGAATTTTTAGGGCAAATATCGCCAAAAATGTGGGTTTTTTATATGTGTAATTTTACAACCTCACCCGTGAGATTTAAGTATTTCCGTGAGAAAACAGGTGGACAGAGTT